GAACAACTGGATTTGTAGCAGATAAATTGAATCGAAAATGTATATTATGTGACATTAACAGAGATACTTTGGATATCATTAAAAAAAGATTTGATGACAAAATTTATAATATTTAATAATTTAACGTATAAAAATTTATAATTGGGATTACATTTACTTTTTAAATTTTAATTTACAATATTCCCTAAACTTTCTAACTGCTCTGTGTATATCTCTTCTTAAATTATTTTTTTCACAATAAGATTGGTATGTATTATATAATTCAGTATCATCTAAATTGCTTCTATATACAATGTCGTCATATACATATTGATTTAAAAGTATTTTTAGGTGATTTAAATCATTTGCTTCTGTTAATGATTTCCTATAACGTAAGGACAAAAGTTCTGGATTTATTTTATCAATACTATCAAAATGAAATATATCATTCGATTTTTTTAAATTATTAATTGAACTAATTAATTGATGATTTACTTCTTCATTGGATCCACCAAGTGATAATGGAAAGATATGGTCATCATGTTCTTGTTCATGCTCATTTCTAGATTCTTTATTATATTTATAGTTACCATCAGGCATATAAACTATCCATCTATCACCTACAGATGAACCATATTCATAACAGCATAACTTACACATATTATGCAACCCACATTCCATTCCAATTGATAAATTAAATTCAAATATATTTTTCGAATTGTCACAACGAGAACATTTCTTTACATCAGTATTGTATTTTTCTTTATATAATTCGTATATTTCTTGAGGAGTTTTATCTTTTTTTTCGGCTCTTTCTTTGTCTATTCTTGCTTTTCTTCTTTCTTGAGAACATTTTCTACAAAATCCTTGTAACCCATCGCCTCCTTTAATTATTACTTCAGAGCCGTTAATGGAAGCACCTTTTAATTCAAAATCTCTGATAGGAACATCACTACAACCTTCATGTTTTACACCAGTCTTACTTCCTCTAGTGTGACCAAACGTACATTTTTTTGTTCCACCAATTCTTCTCTCAATTTCATCATATATTTTACTATGATCCTTGATTATATTTTTACCTAGATTTTTATTTACTAACCTTTGCTTTTTTAAAGCGAATATAGTAGTATTATTAGTTATGTTTTCTTCAAGTTCCGGAATAATTGACATTTTTATTTCTTTGATTGTTCATATATATAATCAAAAGTTTTTCAATTTCAGTAAAAATAATATACAAATATCAAATGTGCAAAAATATAAAAAAAACATAAAGAAAAACTGTAGTACTATTATAACCCAGTAAAGTAGTATTCATTGAATAATAAATAATAATCATGTCTTTACAGTCTAAACAACCTACATATGATGAATATTTTCGAGAATTTGCGTTTGTTACATCAAAACGATCGCCTTGTCAATTATTACAAACAGGATGTGTTATAGTAAAAGATAATCGTATGATTAATCAAGCACATAATACATATTTGACCGATGCATTTAGTAATGCATTAATGGACGAATACCATGATCATTTTACTATGTCTCTTTTAGAAGAATTTCTAGTCCATGCTGAACAAAATGCACTAAGTGATTGTGCTCGTAGAGGAATATCTTGTGAAAACGCCACTATTTATTGCACTCATTTACCTTGTATTAATTGTGTTCGTTCTATTATAGCAAGTGGAATCAAGTCCATTAAATATCATATATCTTACAATGAAAATACAATAGTTCCATATATGTGTAAATTGTCTTCAGTAACATTAGAATGTTTGGATCAATCAAAAAAATAACCAATATTATAGGATCCTTGTTTGGCGTGCTTCGCACGCCGAAAGGTCGGTCATAGACCGACCAATCATATTCTAAAATTGAAAATTTAATCGTTTTATGACATATAGATACAATATACACTGTTTATCCAGTACCAAATTAATCTTTCTATTTTTAAAGCACAATATGCCCGTTATTACTTACAAGCAACTTCAAGACTCTTGGATTCGTTCCGATTGGGTCGATTCTAATGTCGAAGACTTTGGTGAAGATGAGCCGGTTATATTACCTGAGTTCGTATCATTTGGTACAGTTACAGTAGAAGATCTATTGGAGATAAACATTACTACTGACAATTACCTTGATATTGTTCGGCTTGCTGACTATATTATGGTGAAAAATGTGGATCCTATAGTAGATAAAATCGTAGAAGTGACTGGTAATATTGATGTAGTCTATGAGTTTGAGCAGTTTTATCGGTTATCCGAAAGGTTGAAACCCTTAGATCGTGACCAATTGAAAATACAAGTCAATGAATTTACGGAAACAAACTTAGAAATGTTCCATAAGTATGGACATAGTAGTTTCTGGAATGTGTTGAAAATAGAAAATATGGAAAGTATGTTTTATAAATCTCAGTTTAATGGCGATATTTCCAAATGGAACGTATCTAATGTAACTAATATGTCAGATATGTTATATGATTCTCGATTTGACAACGATATTTCCAAATGGAATGTATCCAACGTCAGTGATATGGAAAGTATGTTTTCTAAATCTCAATTCAATGGCGATATTTCTAACTGGAACGTATCTAATGTAAAAAATATGAAATGTATGTTTGTTAATTCTCCATTCAACAATGATATTTCCGAATGGGACGTGTCTAATGTAACCAAAATGGTAGGTATGTTTTACAATTCTAAATTCAACAATGATATTTCCAAATGGGACGTGTCTAATGTCAATGATATGGGAGCTATGTTTCACGCATCTAAATTCAATGGAGATATTTCCAAATGGGATGTTTCCAATGTAACCAATATGGGAGCTATGTTTTACAAATCTAAATTCAATGGCGATATTTCCAAATGGAACGTGTCTAATGTGACTGATATGATATTTATGTTTTCTCATTCTCAATTCAATGGCGATATTTCCAAATGGAACGTGTCTAATGTGACTGATATGTCAAGAATGTTTTATGATTCTCAATTCAATGGCGATATTTCCAAATGGAACGTGTATAATGTGACTGATATGTCAAATATGTTTTATTATTCTCAATTCAATGGCGATATTTCTAACTGGAACCTATCTAGACATAAATTAAAAAGTATGTTTAATACATCTAAATCTAAATTCAATAGATATATTTCCAAAATGAACCGATCCAACCGTAAAATGAAACTTTTAAAACTTAAGTAAAAATTGAAAATAAAAGAGTCTTATGACTTTTTTCTACAATCATACCTATTTTATAGTACAATTTTATTAAACCAAAAATCATGCCTACTATTACCTATAAGCAACTTCAAGACTCTTGGATTCGTTCCGATTGGGTCAATTCCAATATGGATGACTTTGGTGAAGATGAGCCGGTGATCTTACCTGAGTTCGTATCCTTTGGTACAGTTACTGTACAAGATCTATTGGAGAGAAATATTACCACTGACAATTATCTTGATATTGTTCGGCTTGCTGACTATATTATGTTGAAAAATGTGGATCCTATAGTAGATGAAATCGTAAAAGTGACTGGTAATATTGATGTAGTCTATGAGTTTGAGCAGTTTTATCGGTTATCCGAAAGGTTGAAACCTCTTACTGAGGAAGAATTGAAATCTCAAATACAAGTATGTGATGAATTAATTTGTTTAAAAGATTTATATTTTCAAATATTTTACATGTATGGACATACCAGTTTCTGGAATGTATCCAATATTACAAATATGTATGCTCTATTTAGTGGAACTCAATTCAATGGCGATATTTCCAAGTGGGACGTATCTAATGTTACTAATATGGAATTGATGTTTTATATGTCACAATTCTATAACGATATTTCCCAATGGGACGTTTCCAATGTAATAACCATGGAAGATATGTTTAATGGTTCCGTTTTCAATGGCGATATTTCCCAATGGGACGTATCTAATGTAGAATTTATGGAATCTATGTTTAAATACTCTCATTTCAATGGCGATATTTCCAAATGGGACGTATCCAACGTCACTGAAATGGAATGTATGTTTCACGGTTCCATTTTCAACGGCGATATTTCCCAATGGGATGTATCTAATGCTATAAATATGACATGTATGTTTTATGAGTCCATTTTCAATGGGGATATTTCCCAATGGGACGTATCTAATGCTGCAAATATGACAAGTATGTTTTGCGAATCTAAATTCAATGGTAATATAGCAAAATGGAATGTATCAAACGTTAATAATATGTCTTTTATGTTTCGTCATTCAGTATTTGATGGTGACCTATCGAAATGGAATGTATCCAAAGTACGCAATATGAATTGTATGTTTGCAAACTCTGTATTTAATAGTGATTTATCAATTTGGAATGTATCCAATGTTCGAAATATGTCATTTATGTTTGGCGAATCGTCATTTAACGGTGATATATCAGATTGGGATGTATCCAATGTCACCCAAACATTAGAAATGTTCTATGATTCGGCTTTCGATGGTGATATTTCCAAATTAACGGAACAAAATGATAATTTTCGACTCAGTCATGTAAATCCACAACCAATGTCATTTTATTAAATTAATATGTTTGCCTTGCACTCTTTAGATAACTCTTTCCAATAAATATCAATCGGTTCTACAACAGAACCATCTAAATATCCATTCACATAAATTCCCGCCATTCCATTTTCTTCATACCACTCATTTTTAACCCAAACCAATGGATATTTTTTCACTAAATAATTCAACCATTCTGTATCTGGACGCCAATTTGTGTTCATTTCAACCACAAATCCATATTTCCCCCTTATTTTCACTTTATATGATTTTACTGGAAGGGAATCTGTAGAAAACTCATCCTTTATAATTAAATCAATCACATTCGGTTTATCTTCACATATAATTGTCAATACATTTGTACATGAATCATAAACCATCAGTGATTATACTATATACGTATAAATAATGTAAAATTGAAAATATTTACAACACACTTTTTACACTAACATAGTAAAAACATAATAGAATATAATATAATGGATACTGATACTGATACTGACTCTCAACACGAAATGATATTTCAAAGTTTAGATGATGATATTGACTTTTATATGGACAATGATCCATGTAGTATAAATCAAATATATTTAGGCATTTTGATCACCGGAAAAATAAATGACAATTACATGGATAGCGTTTGTTTAACCATTATTCCCAATAAAGTATTTTACCACGATCTCATTCAACAATACATTCAATCCCATCCAATACCCAATAAATACAAGGTAGAATTAGCACTGTTACAATTTAATGAAAAAAATACTGTAATGAATCGTGTTTGTATAAATAAAACCAATATAATTACACGAATCCAGAAAAAATACAAAAAAGCATTTCGTAATCGAAAAGAACAAATTAATAAAAAAGAAATCCATCAATTATTACATGATCGGCAATTAGGTAGATCAATACACTCTAATATTCGCCTTTCATTATTGAAGAGCTTATTAGTATAAAATAAATCCGAAAAAAAATTTAGCAATATAATACATAAAAATGACATACAGAAGTCAAGTATTAGATCAATCTGAAAAAACCACTTTTTTTAATGTCATTAGATCATCTAAAGATGAAAGAGATTGGAACGCCGAACCTTTATATGACGATATTAAGTCTGTACCATCTAATTTAGATTGGCGCAAGCATTTACAAAGGGTTCGCAATCAAGGAATTCAAGGTACTTCATTAGCGTTTGTAGGAAGTTGTATGGTTGAATGGTACTCGAGAAAAATTCTAAAAGAGCCTATTGAAGCTTCTCCTCAATATTTGTACAACAATCGTACAAATCAAGATAGTACTTTATTAAGCGGACGTGATATGATGAAAATATTAAAAGACTATGGTTGTTGTCTCGAAGAAAGTTATTTGTATGGCTGTAAAGATGAAATCAGTGAAGAGGCACGCGTAGAAGCAAGTAAATTCAAAATCGATGGTTATGCTAGAATGCGCACCATGGAAACTTTAAAAAAGGCTATTTTAATTAATGGTCCTTGTTTGATT